TCAGGGAAGATCCCTCAATTCCAAATCTGTTAAATATATCACTGTGATGTTTAATGATGACGCACCAAAAATCTACGGTCTCGATAAGGTCAAGAAAAATGAAACTGTCTACATTACAGAAGGACCATTCGATAGCACCTTCATTCACAACGCGATTGCCCTATGCGGTGCAGATGGTGATGTGGATAAGTGGGGCATTAACGATTGTGTTTGGATTTACGATAACGAACCTCGTAATACAGAAATCTTATCAAGAATTTCCCGTGTTATCGGAGATGGACAGAAAGTTGTCATCTGGCCTTCGTCAATAAATGAAAAGGATATTAATGACATGGTGCTCTCTGGACTTGACGTTCAGAGTGTGATAGAATGTAATACTTACTCAGGATTAGAAGCAAAACTTAAGTTTACTACTTGGAAAAAAATATGAGCAACGGAACAAAGGTAGTCAAGAGAAATGGTCGAATTGAAACTCTTGACCTAGATAAGATGCACATCATGGTGGATGAGGCATGTAAAGGTCTTGCAGGAGTATCTGCGAGTCAAGTAGAAATGAAGTCTGGCATTCAATTTTACGACGGCATTTCTACAAATGAGATTCAGCAGATTCTGATTCGTAGTGCAAGTGATTTGATTGATCTTGATCACCCAAATTATCAGTTTGTTGCTGCAAGACTTCTTCTGTTTTCTGTGAGGAAGTCTTTGTATGGAATGATTCGGGATTTTCCACATCTTGAAGATCATATTATGAATTGTACAAACAATGAGGTTTATGATAAAGATATTTTTCTTAAATACTCTAAGGAGGAGATTGATAAAGCTAATTCCTTTATTGATCATCACCGTGACTACCTATTCACTTATGCAGGTCTACGTCAGGTCGTTGACAAGTACCTTGTGCAGGATAGAAGTACTGGAAGGGTATATGAAACCCCACAGTTCATGTACATTATGATTGCTCTGACAATCTTTGCAGAGTATCCAAAAGAAACCAGAATGTCATATGTCAAGAGGTATTATGACGCAATCTCAAAGCACAAAATCAACATCCCCACTCCCATCATGGCAGGAGTGCGGACGCCACTTCGACAATTTGCTAGTTGTGTTCTTGTTGATGTTGATGACTCCCTCGATTCTATCTTTAGCAGTGATATGGCTATTGGCAGATATGTCGCACAAAGGGCGGGAATCGGTATCAACGCAGGTAGAATCCGTGGCATCAACGCTAAAATCAGAGGCGGAGAAGTTCAACACACTGGTGTTGTACCATTTCTCAAGAAGTTTGAAGCAACTGTCCGATGCTGCACGCAAAATGGCATACGAGGTGGATCCGCGACAGTCCACTTCCCAATCTGGCACCAAGAAATAGAAGATATTATTGTCCTTAAAAACAATAAAGGAACTGAAGATAATCGTGTTCGTAAACTAGACTATTCAATCCAAATCAGCAAACTTTTCTATGAACGTTTCATCCAAGATAAAGAGATCTCCCTCTTCTCTCCACACGACGTTCCTGGTTTGTATGATGCTTTTGGCACTGATAGATTTGATGCACTATACAATGATTATGAACGAAATGCATCTGTTCCAAGAAAGACTGTCAGGGCTCAAGAACTCATTCTGGATATTCTGAAAGAGCGTGCTGAAACTGGTCGTTTGTATCTGATGAATATTGACCATTGTAATAGTCATTCTTCCTTTAAGGATAAGGTTAATATGAGTAACCTTTGCCAAGAGATTACTTTGCCAACTGATCCTATTCAACATATTGATGATGATATGGGAGAGATTGCACTTTGTATTCTTTCTGCTATCAATGTTGGTAAGGTTAAGTCTGATGAAGAACTGGAAGAACTTTGTGAGCTTTCTGTCCGTGGACTGGAAGAACTTATCGACTACCAGAAGTATCCTGTAAAGGCAGCAGAACGCGCTACAAAGGCACGCAGATCCCTTGGAGTAGGTTTTATTGGTCTGGCACACTATTTGGCGAAACTTGGATTCAACTACGATTCTCAGGAAGCCTGGGATGCTGTAAATGGTCTTTCTGAATCGTTCCAATATTATCTTCTGAAAGCATCGAATGAGATTGCTAAGGAGAAGGGTTGGTGTACTGATTTTGGTCGCACAAAGTATGCTGATGGTATTCTGCCAATTGATACATACAAGAAGGATGTAGATGAAATTTCAAACCTAGAGTTGCAACATGATTGGGAAGGTCTTAGAGCATCTATCTTGGAACACGGATTGCGACACAGCACATTGTCCGCACAGATGCCATCGGAGAGCAGTTCCGTTGTGTCAAATGCAACCAATGGAATCGAACCACCAAGAGATTACTTGTCCGTTAAGAAGTCGAAGAAGGGAACACTCAAACAGATTGTTCCACAATATCAAACTCTTAAACACAATTATACTTTACTGTGGGATATGGAGTCCAATCGTGGTTATATTAATATTGTTGCTATGATGCAAAAATATTTTGACCAAGCAATAAGTGGTAATTGGAGTTATAACCCAGAGAACTATCCTGACAATGAAGTTCCTGTATCTGTAATGGCACAAGATCTTCTTACAACTTACAAGTATGGTTGGAAGACAAGTTATTATCAGAACACTTATGATGGAAAGAAGGACGAAGAAGACTTTGAAAAAGTGGAACTTAAAAATCTAATAAATGATATTATGGAGTCCGAAGAGGACGATTGTGAAAGCTGTAAAATTTAATTAGAGGGCATATGCAGTACGATTTTGTAACATCCAAAGATAAGAATGAAATGAATGGGATTACGGTTTTTAATACTGAACAAGTGAACACTAAAAAGCAACCTATGTTTTTTGGTAAACCTTTGGGAGTTCAAAGATACGACTCTTACAAATATCCAGTCTTCGATAAACTTACTACACAACAACTAGGATATTTCTGGAGACCTGAGGAGGTCTCCCTCCAGAAGGATCGTGGCGATTATCATACTCTACGTCCTGAACAAAAGCATATCTACACTTCTAATCTGAAGTATCAGATCATGCTTGATTCTGTTCAGGGTCGTGGTCCTGGTATGGCATTCATTCCCTACTGCTCACTTCCTGAACTGGAAGCGTGTATGGAAGTTTGGGGATTTATGGAGATGATTCATTCACGCTCTTATACCTATATCATCAAAAATGTTTATTCAGATCCTTCAGTGGTCTTTGATACTATCATTGGCGATGAGCGCATTCTAGAGCGTGCTGAGAGCGTTACAGAGTCCTACAACGACTTCATCAACTCTGCTCATTTTTATGGTGTTTCTGACCAGTGGAAGCACCGCCTTGAAGGTGTTGAATATGCAAAAGAATCTCTGAAAGAAGTCAAGCGCAAACTCTATCGTGCAATTGCGAATGTTAATATCCTTGAGGGTATTCGCTTCTATGTTTCCTTCGCTTGCAGCTTTGCTTTTGGTGAACTGAAACTTATGGAAGGTTCTGCTAAGATTATTTCTTTGATTGCTCGTGATGAGAATCAGCATCTTGCTATCACTCAGAACATTCTGAACAAGTGGCGTGATGGTGATGATCCTGAGATGAAGCAGATTGCTAAGGAAGAGGAAGAGTGGGTCTATGCTATGTTTGACCGTGCAGTAAATGAAGAGAAGAAGTGGGCAGACTATCTCTTCAAAGATGGATCTATGATTGGTTTGAATGATAAACTTCTTCAACAGTATGTTGAGTGGATTGCTAATCGCCGCATTAAAGCAATTGGTCTGAAACCTCAGTATGATATTTCTGCCAATAACAACCCTCTTCCTTGGACTCAGAACTGGATTTCTTCTAAAGGACTTCAGGTCGCACCACAAGAAACAGAAGTAGAAAGTTACATTGTTGGGGGTATTAAGCAAGATGTCAAAGCAAACACATTCTCAGGATTCAAACTCTGAAGATCTATCTTCTATATGGGAGGAGATGGATGATATAGAACCATTAACTCCTATTGCAAGACTTTCTGAATTGGATTATTGTATAGATTCATATAAAGAAGCAGCAAAATATGATGAGTATTTGTTTGGAGATTATGACTATTGTAAAGAATGGGTAGGTATAACTACCTTAGATGTATAGATAGAGGAGCGTTATAACTCCTCTTTTTCTAATGATTGGTCTTACGGATATTTTCACACTCAAATCAAGACTTGATAAACTCAAGAATCATATCGACACAGAAAATGCAACTCCACGTGAGAAAGAACTTGCTCATAAATATCTGAGCAAAGCTATTGACTATGTGAATGAGTTGCAGTTATACTACTGATGAAACCTATGACAATCCCTGGATTTATAATGGCGAGGTTTTTACTTCTAGCGATATTGGGGACTACTTTGGGTTTGTTTATCTCATTACCAATAAGTCCAACAACAGAAAATATGTCGGAAGGAAATACTTCTTCTCTTTTAGAACGCCTAAGGGGAAGAAACGAAAAGTAAAATCAGAATCTGACTGGAAAAACTATTATGGGTCTTGTACAGAACTTAAAGAAGATTTGGAAAATTATGGAAAGGGGATATTCGGACGGACTATCCTCTCCCTCCATAAAACAAAAGGAAAAACCAATTTTGAAGAAACCAGACAACTCTTTATCAACGGAGTCCTTACAGAAAGACTTGACAACGGAGAACCAGCATTCTATAATAGCAACATCCTCAACAGATACTTCCGAAAAGATTACTATGAATGCGAAGATTGAACCAGTGAAGCAAGTTGTGGATTGGTCAATAGATAGAATTCACCAGTTATCAGATATACCAGATATTGAATCCCAATTCGATGCTGTGGCAATTGCTGAAGAATTTTCTGAATGGATTAACCCAGAAGAAGGGAAAAAGGAAATTGAGTATATATGTCTTGAAAACCAAGACTTTGGAAATCAAGAGATAGATACTCCATAAATAAAATCTGTAATTTGCAATTTTTTACAAACAATGACTGAACAACAAGAACACCTTACTAATCTTTTGAATCAGCGACAACAACTTGCTGCTGAGATTGAAAAACTTCAGGGACAATCTTCATCCGCAAGAGAAACTTTCTTTAAAGTTCAAGGTGCCATTGAGTATCTTGCACAGATTGGTGTAACTCTTCCAGAACCAGAAGTCACCGAAGAGACCCAAGAAGCACCTGCTGAAGAAACTGCAGCAGAGTGATTTGACAAAACCGACCTTCTATCTTAGAATATGAGGGTCCTTATGGGCTCATAGTTAAGCGGATATAACTACCGCCTTCTAAGCGGTCGTCCCTGGTTCGATTCCAGGTGAGCCTGTTGGAGTTTATCTCCATATATAAAAGTGATAGAGGGTAAGTCCCTGTTATATCCTTATGAGGTATATCACACTTACTCCATCAAATGCGAGTGTGGTGTAGCGGTAACATGCGAGCCTTCCAAGCTCTTGTCACGGGTTCGATCCCCGTCACTCGCTCTGAACCTTTGGGTTCTTATTCCACAATAGCTCAGCGGTAGAGTCGGTGACTGTTAATCACTTGGTCCCTGGTTCGAATCCAGGTTGTGGAGTTGGTAGTCCTTAGCGATTAACTAAGTAGACGCCATGATCTCCAGATGCCATTTGGTAGTTTCCTTAGTCTGGGGTGATATAAAGGGTCAAACTACCTGTAGGTGCCAAAACCGCTCCTCATCCCTAGTATTCTGTGGGTGAGTGAATGTAAAGAGTGGGGACATAGGTAAAGTCCCCAACGCCTACCATAACCTCTGGTAGTCTATTGGTAAGGACAGGCGGACAACGCACTTGGAAACTAGGTTCGATTCCTAGACAGAGGTCACGGGAGCATAGCTCAGCGGTAGCAGCGTCTGCTTTACACGCAGAATGTCGGGGGTTCGAATCCCTCTGCTCCCATGATAAATAAAACAGAATAACTCCAAATGAATATATTATGGATACGATAAGAGTAAGGTGTAAGAACTGTAATAAAGAATTAGAGGGACATCCCACAAAAACAATATCTTGTGGTTGTCCTAATATGACAACAATAAGAGGAGAACAGATATCAGGTATTGACTTATCTAAGGTTGTTATGTTAAACTTATACAAAGAGGAAAGAAAAAAGAATTTCTTAACTCATGAAGACATTGCTTGGCAACAGGCAAGAAGGGATCGAAAAGTTCGTAAATTAGACTTTGAGATTAGATAAAACTTGGAAAGGTGACCGAGTGGTTTAAGGTAGCAATCTTGAAAATTGCCGTGTTAGTAGCACCGTGGGTTCGAATCCCACCCTTTCCGTTTAGTAACAACAAAGACATTAAAATGTTAAGAGATGATTTAATGTCTACATATGAATATATGGGATTATAAAATGGCAGGGTTTTATCTTCTAATGCTGACATTTGTTGCATTAGTTGCTTATGCAGGTTATGATGAGACCATGAGACTCTTTGCTTACCTTGACTTACAAATCCGATATGCATTTGTAAGGACGCAAATGAAGTGGATGGGTTGGAAACTTAAGAGGCAACTTATTAAGGATACGACCGATTTTGAGAAGTTCCTTAAGGAGTACAAAGATGGAGAATAGAGAGCTGTCCGACCTATCTCTTGATAGGAAAGAATGCCCTAAGTGTGGTGCTACTTGGCTGAATGGTGATCACTATTGGTCGGGAACTGGTAAGAAAGGAAACGAATTAGATCTTGCTGGTCTTGTATGTAACAAACTTGGTGATGATACCTGCATAAACCCTTGCAGGGGGGAAGAAGGAGGAGTAACATGGGAGAAGCGTTTAACGGAACTGGGAGAGGATTTTCCTGAATGATTGAACCTCATGACGAGTTTGTAAGTCGTAGTGAAGTACAGGAGATGATTGATGATGCCATACGAAGACATAATCGTAATGCTGCGATTATTTCAATGTGTGTTGGTTGGGTTGTTCTTGCTCTTTTTGCTGAAGGTCTTCTTCGACTTATTGGAGTAATCCCACCACTCTTTTCTTGGCTAAACATAACACTTTAGTAAAGATGGAATCAGAAGAAAAGTTTACAGAAGAAGACGAAAAGAAACTTCAACAAGCAATTCAGTTTTTAAAGCACAGAGAAATGTGCCAAGAACCTTTTGATGGATACTGGGACGAGGAGGAAGAATGAAATCACTAATTCTTATTGCTTGCTTTTTACCTGTTGTTATAATCTACATAGTAATGAAATTATCTGTGTGGATTGCTGCTGTAAATTCTGAAAACGATTATGTCAGAGAAGATGCCAAACGAGAACACGGACCCTATTTGGCAGACGCATATGCAGATGTTGATGAAGAGAAAGAGAATTATTGAAACAGCACAGACCATTGACAGAGCACTCTGGGAATGGTATTCTGATAGGGGACTTGAGGTTCCTGATTGGAAAACGCAAGAAGATCCACAATGGTGGATCGATTATTTAAATGAACTTGGTATTGACCCAACAAATCCATAATGTCACACTTTGTAGCAGCAGCACTCAACAATCCAGTATTTCTTGGTATTCTAAGTGGTTCTCTTATTGTATTGCCCATAGCAGGTATGTGGGCAGTTCATAAATATAAGTGGGAGCACTGGGCACCGTTTGACAAAAATCACGACAAGTAAAATGCTTACATTCAGAGAGTTCTACGAAATTTGCGAAGGAAAAAAATCAGGAACACCTCCACACGCAGTTCCTGGTTCTTATAGTGAGAAAGATGGAGTAAAGACATATACTCTTCAATCTTATGATGGTCCTGACGGTCCTCCAACCAAGAAGGAAGTTAAGAAACTTATTACTGATAGAAGTGGTGGTAAGGCAGTTAAACAAGAACTAAAAAGAAGGAAAAAGATTGACAAAAAGAAAAAGTGATCTTATAATAGTTCAGTTGAGAGGAAAACCACTCAACTGCGGCAGTTCCCTTCTGATAGGTTCAGGACTGGCGGCGACAGGAACCTATCACTTACATCCGGATATCGCCTAACTTGGTCATGGCACCTGCTTTGGGAGCAGGAATAATCTCAGTTCAAATCTGAGTATCCGGACTTATAAATATGACAACAATGAAGATTTATTCTGTGGAACACTGGCAAAACAACTGGGACACCTTGATTGAAAGAGTTGAGAATGGGGAGCATATTGGAATCAGAAACGAAGAAAATGGGCAAACTGCAGTCATGATTCCAGCAGATGATGAACTGCTGAGAATCTATACAGACCACGACGAAGCATCGTGATTTTCTGCTCGTTTAGCCATCTGGTGAAGGCAGCGTTCTCATAAAGCGCCGTAGGAGAGTTCGATCCTCTCAACGAGCATTGACAGTTCGCTGTCAATCCCTTATAATACTAAGGTAATCAATCAAAACAATGGCACTTACTTCCAAGTTCAAAAAAGACATTCAAACTCTTCGCGGAGCAGCAAACGGAGACTTTTATCTTGATGTAAAGAATCCGAAACTTTATAAAAAGGTTCGCCGTTACTATGAAAACGAAGGTGTTGTTTTTTCTGGAGATCCTATGGATGACTATGAAATGTTGATGGAGTATCTCTATCAAGATCTTGAAACTGTTGAGGTTGCTTGAGTCACGGAGAGACTTTAAAAGTACTGGTCGGGAACCCCCCTTTAGTCACGGAAAGACTTTAAAAGTACTGGTGGAGTCAAATATGACCCTATATGAGTTTCTTGCTTCTCGCAAGAGCAAGTGGTGCGGATGGGATCTTACTCCCGCCTGGGATTTAGTTATTACCCAGTCAATCAAATAACTTGGCGAGCCTGAATATTACTAAGAGGGGTTTACAAGACTCCTCTTTTTTTGTATAATAAATACAACAGAAATTGATTTTTTTATATGAGTGAATATAAGAAGACTGCACTTGTTCTTGGTGCTGGTGGGTTTATTGGAAGTCACATGGTAAAAAGACTTCGATCAGAAGGATATTGGGTACGTGGAGTTGATCTCAAACGCCCTGAATTTTCACCTACTGAAGCAAATGAATTTATTCAAGGAGATCTGAGAGATCTTAACTTTGTAGAAAGAGTTATTAGTTTCAAAGGTTATCTTGGAAACTTTTATCACTTTGTATCATCAAAGTATATTGATACTTTTGATGAAATCTATCAGTTTGCTGCTGACATGGGTGGAGCAGGATTTGTTTTCACTGGTGAAAATGATGCAGACATTATGCACAATTCTGCTACAATTAATCTAAATGTTCTTGAAGCACAGAGACAACTTAATGATTTTAAAGGAACAAGCAAAACTAAAATCTTCTATTCTGGATCTGCTTGCATGTATCCAGAACATAATCAACTAGATCCATATAATCCAGATTGTCGTGAAGATTCTGCATATCCTGCAAACCCAGATTCGGAATATGGGTGGGAAAAACTTTTTTCGGAACGTCTTTATTTTGCCTATCATCGCAATTATAATATTCCTGTTCGTGTTGCCAGATATCATAATATCTTTGGTCCCGAAGGTACATGGGATGGTGGAAGAGAAAAGGCACCAGCAGCAATCTGCCGTAAGGTAGCATATCTCCCAGAAGAAGGTGGAACTATTGATGTATGGGGTGATGGACTGCAAACACGTTCTTTCTTGTACATTGATGAATGTATTGAAGCAACACGTAGACTGATGGATTCTGACTTCCAAGGTCCTGTTAATATTGGTTCTGAGGAAATGGTGACTATCAATCAACTTGTAGATACTGCTGCTAAAGTTTCTGGAAAGAACGTTGAGAAGAATCATATTGATGGTCCACTTGGAGTTCGTGGTCGTAATTCTAACAATGATCTTATTCGTGAAAAACTGGGTTGGGATTATTCACAAACTCTTGAAGAAGGCATTCGCAAAACTTACAATTGGATCTCTGAACAAATCTCAAACAAATGAAAAGATATGTAATTGATTTAGATCATACTTTGTGCGATACAAAGAAAAATGAAGATGGTAGTTGGAATTATCTTCAGGCACTTCCTTATCAAGATAGAGTTGCAAAAGTAAATAAATTATCTGAAGATGGGAACTATATTATTATAGAGACTGCTCGCGGATTTTGGAAGAAGAGAAATTGGTATTGTGAAACATATGATCAACTTACTAGTTGGGGTCTTAAATTTCATGAATTGAGAACAGGTGTAAAATTTGCTGCAGATTATTATATTGATGATAAAGCAATTAACAGCGAGGAATTTTTCAAATGACTAATGCAGATTATTTAAAACAAGAAAGTGGTGGAAAAACTAAAGTTATTCTTGTAAGTAGAGTACATAAAGAAGCTGCAGATGAGCGGATGATGAAACTCGTTGATGAATATGAATTTATCGAATCAATCCCGACAGAATTTAAAGAATATTTTCCTCGAATTGTTCTTTATGGAATAGAAGGTAATAAGGCATTCTATGAAATGGAGCATTACGATCTTCCTACTCTTCGTAGGTTGATGTTATCAAATGAAATTGAAGAAGATGAAGTTCTTTATTGGTGCGACAAGATTACTGAGTTGTCACGTAATCTTTATCTTCATGAGGTATTACCAATGCCAGATGATTACTTTGAAAAGATGCATTTTCAAAGACTTAACAATCGTTTAGATGAACTTGGTAAAAAGTCTGACTGGTTTAAAGAGTTGATTCAAAAAGAAACAGTTGTTGTTAATGAGAAAGAATACAAAAATATTCCTATCCTGGCAGAGAAATTTAAAAATATTAACTTCTTGAATACAGTTAAACCAGAATTTGTTGGTAGATGGAGTCATTCTGATTTGCATTTTTCGAACGTTTTGATAGATCGCCAGAACGATAAATTTATTATGATTGATCCTCGTGGTTATGATTATTGTGATTATTATTATGATTACGGTAAGTTCTGGCATTCTGTGAATGGAAAGTATGAAATGATTGCTTCTCGTGAATTTGATTTAGATGGTAGCAATTTCCAACTCTGGAACAACCAGATGTACAATTTATGCGAATCGTTGAAGAAATCTATACCAAGTATCTTATTAAAACATTCTCCGGAAAGTCCTGAGGATGTAATGAGAAAAACAGAATGGAACGAAGTTATGCATTTCTCAAGTCTTCTTCCCTTTCTTTTGGATTTTGATGGAGTTGATGCCCGAACAAAAGTTGCATACTATACTAGTGTTATTTTAATTAATGAATTTTGCGAAAAATATGAGATTAATTAATTGGGACGATCAGGATATTGGTGATGATGAGATATACGCAGCACTTGAATCACTAAAAAAAGGAGTTGGTGCCAAAGGTGATAATCTCATTCTTCTAGAAGAAGAGCTAAAGGAAAGATTGGGTTGTAAACATGCAATACTTGTTTCTAATTGCACAACAGCATTGATTACATCTCTGATGGCTTTAAAACAAATATATCCTAATATCAAAAAAATTGCAGTTCCATCATTTACTTTTATTGCCTCTGCTAATGCTGCAAAATTTGTATTAGATGACGTAGAATTAGTTGATTGTGGACTGGATGATTGGAATGTGAGACCTGAAGATATTCCATCAGATGTCGATGCTGTAATGTTGGTTGATGTTGGTGGTATTCCTTGCGATTATGATAGATTTAAAGACCTAGGAGTTCATGTTATTGCAGACTCTGCCGAAAGTTTGGGATCAACTTATAAGGGAGAACAAATTGGAACTCAGGTAAGTCTTCATTGTTTTAGCTTTCAGCGTTCCAAAATAGTCACTTCAGGTGAGGGTGGCCTTATTACTACTAATGATGATAAAATAGCAAGTATCTGTAGGGCAATTGTTAATCATGGATATAGTGAAAATAAAAAATCTTATGAATATATCCACGATAACTTTGGTTTGAATTTTAGAATGTGTGATGTTGAGGCATCTATACTCAGACAGCAACTTAAAAAACTAGACAAATATGTAGTTCGAAGAAATAAAGTAGCGAAGAGATATACGCAATTTTTATCTCAATACTATCAGGTACAACAAATTCCAAACTATTGTACGTCAAATTATTTTTTCTATGGAATACTTGTTGATGAAGAAGTAAGAGATGAATTTGCTGAATATTTGATAGAAAAGGGAATAGTTGTAAAATGTTGGACTGCAATTCATCAACAAAAATTATGGGAGACTTCTGGACTTCCCAATGCAACTTCAATTTCAAATCGAGTTATTCTTCTTCCTATACATAATAAGATAACGGATGATGATGTTGATTACATTATCGAAACTTGCTTGCAATTTAATGAAAGATGAAAAAACTTTTTTATAAAATTTTTGATAAATTTACCTTCAATCAGTTACCCCATTTAAATTTCTTCATTGAGATGGAGAAAAAAACAATTGGAGAACTGAAAAACTTTCAATTTGAAAGACTTAAAGAAATTGCTTCTAAGTTTAATATAAGCATCCGTACCTGGGATGACTTTTATAAACTACCTATCACTACAAAATCAGATTTGCCAGATCGACCTAATTTTCCTGATGAGGAAATGCGGCAGCATGAAACTTCTGGATCAACAGGTCAACCTAGAGTAATTTGGGTTCCTCCCTCCACCTGGTATAGGAAGGATGCTATTTTTACCCGTAGTTGGTTGAAAATGGGTAGAAAAGATGAATGGGTTTTTCGTTTGATTTCTGGAGAACCCAAGTATCCATTTTATGATAGTCTTAGAAATGTTAAGGCTATGAATTATAAAACCCTGTCTCAAGATCATGTTGATTGGGTTGTTAAGCATAAACCATATCTTATTCATGGACCAGGCGGATCTATAAGACAACTGTGTGAAATGATTATCGATGCTGGACATGCTGATGTTCTTAAAGATATTAAGATACATTGGTGCAGTGAAAGTTCTTATGGGCATAAAGAAAGACTTTTACCTTTAGTTAAAGAGTTTCATGAGCAATACGGACTTGCAGAACTTCCAACTGTAGGTGCTACCGATGGTATAGGAAATATTCGCGTTGTGATGGAACAGGGAATAGTTGAAATTGTAGATGAAAATGGAAATCCAGTTCCAGAGGGAGAAGAGGGATATATTGTAGTTACTGATTTTAATAATTACCAAACACCTATTTTTAGGTATCGTTGCGGTGATCGTGGCAAAATGAAAATGGTTGAAAGTGGTGGTAGACAATATTATGTTCTTTATGATATAATTGGAAGAGGAGTAGATTATTATAATGGACCTGAGGTTAAAAAGCCGATAGGTTGGTGGATAGTATCGCCAATATCACATACGGTGGGTGATGTAATTGAAAAGTGGAGATGTGAAGTTAATATTCCCAGAAAGACATTGATTCTCCATGTTAAATTTAAAGGTGATGAAAACTTGAATGCATTAAAACCATATGCAGAATGGGTAAAAGAAAACGTTGGATTGAATACTGAATTTATGATTGCCGAAGAAGAAAAATATGACATCTATTGGAAAAATAAATTGGTGAGGGTTGTAAAATGAATGTAAGTTTTGTTGGACTTGGGAAGTTGGGACTTCCTTTAGCTTGTTGTTTGGTGCAATCTGGAAATAAAATTCTGGGAGTTGATAAAAATGAATATGTCCTTGACATCTTAAACAAGGGAGAACTTCCTTTTTATGAACCAGGACTAAGTAATATTTTTCCACATGTAAATTTTATTGGATTCACCGATTCTTATCAGAGAGCCATTGATGAAACTGATGTAACAATTATTCTTGTCAATACTCAACTTGGCGATAATGGATATTCTTCCGAATTTGTTGAAGATGTTTTGACCGACCTTTCTTTAAATCTCAAAAAAAGTAATAAAGAAAAGCATACGATTATCCTTTCATCTACAGTTCTTCCTGGAACTATTAAAAAGTTAATCAAACTTGTTGAAAAAATTTCTGGTAGAAAATACGGAGAAGGGTTTGGCTTTTCATATGTGCCAGATTTTGTCAAGTTGGGAAGTGTGATTTATGACTTTAAAAATCCGGAGTTTTTCCTTGTAGGTGCGAATAATCAAGATGATATTGTTTTAACTCAAAGTATTTGGTACGAATTTCATCAAAATAATCCCCCAAAGAAAGTTCTAACTCTTGAAGAAGCTGAAATTTCTAAAGTAGCTTTGAATGCTTATATTGTTAATAAGATCACCTTTGCAAATTTTCTTGGACAACTTTGTGAAGGAATTGATAATGTAAATGTTCATAATATTACAAAAACTATAGGTATTGATAAAAGAATTTCTCCCCATTTCTTTGGATATGGAACACCTTATGGTGGAACTTGTTTTCCAAGAGATACTTCTGCTTTTATTAAATTTGCAAAAGATAGAAAAAAAAGAGCAAAAAATTTAATTTTTGCCGAAGAGGTAAATGAAATGGTTTATAAAAGTATTTTGGACAAGGTTAAATGCTATAAAAAAGTTGGAGTTCTTGGAATTTCATTTAAACCAAACTCTCCAGTTACAATTGGATCTCCTTCAGCAAGATTGATTGGTGACTTGATTGATTGCGGATCTGAAGTTAATGGATATGATAGAATTAAAGAGACCTATCAAAATCTTGATGCAGATATCAATCTATTTGAATCTGCTCAAGAATGTATACACAATTCTGATATTGTGGTTATTATGCATCCAGATTGTTATTTTTCAAATTTAGAATATGGCAAAACAAATGTAATTGATTATTGGGGAGTATTAAAGTGAATTCTATTGTAAATACAGTTTTAAATGATTACCTAGATGAGAATGAAAAGATTGTAGTTCCTAAAGAACTTGATAGAGTGTTGATTGATATTGGAACTTCATACAATGCTCCACACTGTCAGGTATGGACTGAAGAAACAGAGGATGTTTGTGTATTTGCGTTTGAACCTAATCCTTTTAATATTGAGTGTATTAAATCTGGCAAATGGTTAAAATCGTCCTGGCAACATCCGTTGCAATTAAATCCAAAACAACTTGGAAAGAAGGTCTTTCTTGTAGAAACAGCACTTTCTGATTGTGAGCCTAGTTATTTGAATTTCTATTGTGCAGAGGAAGATCCCGGCACATCAAGTCTTTATAAACCAACATATATTAAAGTTGAAAAAAATGTTGAAGTATCTGTGATTAGATTGAAAGATTTTTTTGATTTATTTCCATGGAATCAAATTCCTTTCATTGAACATATTAAAATAGATGCTCAGTCTTCAGATTTTAGTATTGTTAAAGGCATGGGGGATTACTTAAAAAAAGTTTTATATTTAACTGTTGAATGCAATACTATTGATGACAATAACATTCGACAATATGAGAATCCAGATGAAAACCCCAATCAAATGAGAGAATATATTGAATCTTTTGGATTTGAATGTAAAAGGTGGAATGTGAATGGAGTCTTTTATAATAAAAATATGAAAGATCTTTGGGATGAATATGAGTATTACTTTTTGGAGAATGAATAAATGAAAGAAATTACTTCTAACTCTTACAGTTATCAAGATATTTTTGCTCTTCTGTGTTCAGATGAAAAGGGAACTGGTGGAAAATCTCCGGGAACATTTGTAGATATTGGATGTTATGTTTCAAATATAACTTCTAATGTAAAAACTTTATTAGATTGTGGCTGGTCGGGAATTGGATTTGATATTAATCCTGATGTATTGCCTTCATGGGAACAATATGAAAATCAAATTGAGGTTTTTATATTGGACGTTGTTGAAAGTATTGATAAAGTTAATCAGGAAATATCTAAACTTCCCGAAGTCATTGATTACCTCAATGTTGATATTGATGGATATCCATGCCAATATGCCATTGAAAATTTAGATTTAAGAAATAAAACATATAGATGCATTACGATTGAGCATGATGCATATAGATTTGGTGATGTATATAAAAATGCACAACGAAAAGTTTTGGAACCACTTGGGTATGAGATAGTAATAAAAAATGCCGCAGAAGATTTTTATGTTAAACCAGAATTGATTAACGATAATTTTTTAAAAAACTTAAGGAGTGTCCCCAAAGATTATGTTCAATGTGATGCCAACCTCCATGAGATTCGTAAATATTTAAAATTTTAATCATGACCGTTTTTTTACAAACAAATACTGATGGATTTGATAAAGAAGGTATAGGTTCTGTTATTCAATGGAATTTACTTCTTTATGGAATTGCAAAAAAGTTACAAGTAAATTTTTCTTCTCATCCTTTTATTAATATATCACATTATCAATATAACAATATATCAAAACAAAAATGGAGCGAAGACTTTACAAAGTTTTTTAATCTTCCATGCCAACAGAATTTTGATATTGAATATATTTTTGATGGAGATTATCAAGATTTAGTAAACTTTATTCATGAAAATAAAGATAATCAAAAAAATATTTCTGTTGAAGTCTCTAAAAACTTTCTAATAAAAGAAGCGTTTTCTTTGGTTGATGAATTTTTTGAAAATGAATATTTAAAAGAGATAAAAGAAAATCTTGTTTATAAAAAGAAGACATACTTCAATGATGGAGACTTTAACGTATGTCTCCACTTAAGGTCTCCAAATTCCTGCGATGTTCCCACATATCCAGAAATGGAAACATATTTGATTTATAAAAATGCTGATGACATTAAAAATATATTTGACATTTTGAAACAAAGGTTATATGATAAAAAAGTCTGTGTCTATGTGTATTCGCAGGGAGATCAAAGCAGTTTTGTTGATTTATTAAAATTATCAGATAAGAATTTTGATGTTGTTCTAAAGTTAAATGAACATCCAATAGATGACATTTATCATATGTCAAATGCTAATTTGTTGATTATGTCAAAGAGTTCTTATAGTTGGACTTCTCATCTATTAAATTTTAATCAAACAATTGTTAGAGATAATTTTTATCAACCCACTTATCCAAATAGGATATACTTAGACACGAATTACAAGTTTGATCCATCAGAATTAATACTATGATTTCATACGATAGACTAGGAAGTAATGGAAGACTGGGAAATCAAATGTTTCAGTATGCAGCTCTTCGCGGAATTGCTGCAAATCGTAAATTTGATTGGTGTATTCCAGATAAAAATGTACCTTCATTGACAGATTATTGTGTTCAACTTCCATTTAAAATGCCTAATCTGAAGGAAAATAATATTGGTACGTTAAATTCAAATATAGGTTCTCATCAAAGTCATAGTTTCAATTCTCTTGCAACATCAAACCCACAAGTCAAAAATAGAATTGAAAAGTCATTTGAGTTTGATGAAAAACTTTTTAATGAAGTAGAAGACAATACTAATATTGATGGATTTTTTCAGAGTGAAAAATACTTTAAGCATATTGAAAAAGAAATTCGTGAAGACTTTGAATTCATTGATGATATTCTAAAACCATGTCAAGAATTTATTTCACAATTTAATGATGTTATCTTTCTACACATTCGCAGAGGAGATGCACATGGATTTGAGCACCTATGTAAAAACAAAACTTTTGATGAATACTACGCACCTGCCTTAGAACATTTCAGTGATGATGTATCTGTAATCGTATGTAGTGATGAGATTGACTGGTGTAAAGAACAAAAATTCTTTAAAGATGAAAGGTTTTATCTTTCTGAAAATAATGAAAAATTTGAAAATAAATGTTGGTTATGGTTAGATGGTAATCCAGAATTTAGAAACTCGACTATACCTTATACTGATTTGTGTTTGATGAGTCTATGTAATGGTGGAATTACAGCCACAAGTAGTTTGAGTTGGTGGGGTGCATGGTTGCAAAAAAATAGAACTAATCCTATAATAGTTCCAGAGCCATGGTTTGGTCCAGAACTTATGAAAAGTAACAATACAAAAGATCTTATTCCCGATGATTGGATCAAACTTTCCTGTTAAATTAATTTAGGTTTCTTATGAAAATTTGTGTAATTACAATTGCAACTGGAAGGTACATCCAGTTCGTAGAAAAACTTCTTGAGTCTATTGAGAACAACTTTTTGGTTGGTCATGATATCAGTTGTCTCCTTTTCACCGATAATGACTTAGAAGAGACTTCTGATAATATTAAAGTCAGTAAGATTGAGCACAAAACATGGCCCGAACCAGCACTTAAGAAGTATAACTATATTCACTCTGAGCGAGAATATCTCAAGCAGTTTGATTATACTTACTTGTTTGATGCTGATGTCTACTTTGTGGACAAGGTTGCAGATGAGGTTCTTGAAGATCTGGTTGGTGTAATCCATCCATATAAGGTACTTGAGGATAAGTCTGTATATCCTTATGAAGCAAGGAAAGAGTCTACTGCTTATGTTCCTGATGCTGATAGAAGCAAGTACTATGCTGCTGCATTTGCTGGCGGTAAGTCTGAGAAGTTTTTAGAAATGGCAGAGACTATTTCTGCACGAGTCTCCGAAGATGAGAAGAATGGTATTGTTGCAGTGTGGCATGATGAAAGTCACCTGAACAAATACTTCAATGAGAATCCACCGAAGGATCTCTCTCCGAGTTACATGTTCCCTGAGGAACTGGTAAATCATCCAAACTATCCTTGGAAACCTAAACTGATTGCGGTCAATAAGGATGCTTTTGATACTTCATTCAATCAAGAGAAGCGGGAACTGAATCAATACGGCAATATTTGATATGAAAATAAACCTGAGAAATTTAAATACCTACTACATCAATCTTGATGAGAAGGAAGAAAGAAGAAGATCTGTTGAATATACGTTGAACAGACTTAACTTTTCTTCTGTGACTAGAGTTTCTGGTGTTAGTTGTGATGATGGTAAAGTTGGATGTGCCAGATCTCAACATAAAGTTTTGTCTGATGCTTCAATCCAAACTCCATTCTTGTTGATGGAGGATGATTGTTTGTTCACTGGCAACTCTGACTTTGAGATTGAAGTCCCTGATGATGCTGATGCTCTGTTTATTGGAGTTTCTCAGTGGGCTAGGTATTTGAATTTCTCTGGTCCATTTCTGCACTATAGAAAAGTTGATGATAAAGTAGTCCAGGTGTATAATATGCTATCTGGTCATGCTGTAATTTATCTCACCGAAGAGTATCGTCAAGTTTGTTCTCGTATATCCAAGTATTGTGGTTATCAACTTCTTGACCACATGGACAATGGGTATGCAGAGATACAAAAATACTATAGTGTATACTCATTAGACATGCCAATCTTCAAACAGAATGGACATAATGGTGGAGTGACTTCAACTAGAATTACAGAAATGGGAATGGATATTTCTCAGGCAGATAAGTTTTTTGATAGTGTTAAATACAATTTAGGTAGTCTTCAGGGAGTTCCTGACCTGAACAATTGCCCAAGCACTTATTATCCATCTAAACTTGTTTAATTATGATTAGAAGATTGAGGATCGAACTTTGGTATGTTGTTGCAGAATTGGAATATATCCTTTACCCATGGAAAGATGGAGACCGTCCATCCGCAGAAACAATATCCAAATACAATCTTCCAGAAGAAAGTTATGATGATCGTCTTTATTACTATGATTGGATAAAAAGTCAAGACCAAAAAATACAAAAGATAGAAGAAGACATTATCTTTCTAATTAATAGGATCAATAAAATTGAGGAAATTCACAAATGAAAATTGCAGTGTTGGGTTCTGGTGGTCAGATCGGTGCCTATCTAACAGAGTATTTACGTAACAAAGGACACAAGATTCATGAGTTTGATGTTGTCAATGGAGAGCATCAAGACTTAACTACGATTCCAAATCCAGAACTTCATCGTGTGATTATGGATTCTGACTTTGTTTTCTTCCTTGCATTTGATGTAGGTGGATCACGATACCTTAAGAAGTATCAGCATACCTTTGACTTCATTAATAACAATACGCGGATAATGGCAAATGTATTTGATTATTTAAAAAAATATAATAAGAGATTTGTATTTGCATCATCTCAGATGAGTAACATGAGCTATTCACCATATGGTGTTATGAAGAGAGTTGGTGAAATGTATACTAAAACTCTTAATGGACTGACTGTTAAATTTTGGAATGTCTATGGTATTGAGAAAGACCATGAAAAGGCACATGTTATCACCGACTTTATCCGTAGAGGGTTTGAGGAAGGTGAGTTTGAGATGTTAACTGATGGCACTGAAGAACGACAGTTTCTATATGCTGAAGATTGTTGCGAAGCACTTGAAACTGTCATGGATAATTATACTGACTTTAAACCTGAAGATCCTCTTCATATTACTTCTTTTAGATCTACATCAATCAAAGAGATTGCATCAATAATTCAAGGATGTTTTAATAGAATTGGCAAGTATGATGTAAGAATCAAACCTGGATTGGCAAAAGATAGTGTTCAGTTAGATAAAAGAAACGAAGCAGATGCATATATTACTGGGTGGTGGTTGCCAAAAACATCTATAGATAATGGGATTGCAAAAGTATTTGAGGAAATGAAAGGTGATTGGGTTTAATCATATCGGAACTATTGGAAGATTTGGTAATCAAATGTTTCAGTATGCAGCATTGAAGGGAATTGCTGCAAATAGGGGATTTGAATATGCAATTCCTCCTAAAGATTTTAAGATACAAATTGACAATTATGGATTATTGGATGCCTTTAATCTAGATACAAATAAAAATGTTGACTGGGTTATTGCTACTGAAGTTGTACAAGAAAGTCATTTTCATTTTGATGAAAAACTTTTCAACGAATGTCCAGATGATTCGACTATCTATGGATTCTTTCAGTCTGAAAAATATTTTAAACACGTTGAGGAAGATATTCGTAAAGACTTTACTTTTAAAGATAACTGGTTAAACCCTTGCAAAGAGTTTAGGGAACAACTAGGCGAAGAGGTTATTTTCCTTCATGTGCGTCGAGGAGATCCTAACCTTGCAGACAAGAGAGGATTTAAGTGGGCATATGTAAATATACAATCACAACATCCAGTACAAACTCTTGAGTATTATGAGAAGGCACTTGCAGAGTTTAATGATGATTTACCGGTTGTAGTATTTTCTGATTCTATAGATTGGTGTAAGGAACAAGATATATTTAAATCTGATAGGTTTATGTTCTCCGAACCAGAAGATAAACATTCTGATGGAGCATTAGTTCCTTATCTTGATATGTGTTTAATGTCTTTATGTGATCATGCAATCATTGCTAACAGTTCCATGTCTTGGTGGGGTGCATGGTTAATTAAAAATCCAAACAAAAAAGTCATAGCACCATCTATGTGGTTTGGATCAGATTATGCAGATAAAGATACTAAAGATTTGTATTGTGAGGGGTGGAAAGTAATCTAATGGATAAAAACAAAGCAGCATATAAACTTGAAAACTTTGGACCCATATACTATTTAAATCTTGATGGGCAACCTGAAAGAAAGGAGTATATGGAAAATCAGTTTGACTATTGGAAAATTGAAAATTATACTCGTATCTCTGCTTATGATGGTAGAGATGATGATCTAAGTGAAATTATTAAAGGAACTTATCCTGAAAATATGACCACTGGTGAGATTGGATGTGTCACTTCACACTTGAAAGCAATTAAAAATTGGTATGAGACTTCGGATAGTCCGTATGCGGTTATCATGGAGGATGATTGCGATTTAGACATTGTTAAATGTTGGAACTTTACTTGGAAAGATTTTGTTGCAAGGGCTCCTTATGCATGGGATGTTCTGCAACTTGCTATTATTTGTACTGGTAATATTATTGTTCCAATACACAATCGTTTTGTGAATGATTTTTCTACCGCTTGTTATGTCATTACTCGTCATCATGCGGAAAAATTAATTCGCAATCATGTAAGAGGAGAAAAATATAAACTTGATAATGGAGTCAGACCAAGAGCAGTTGCTGATGACTTGATTTATAATTCTGGAGTAACTTATTCTTCTCCAATTCTTCTTTACAAAATTGCTTTGGGATCTTCTATTCATCCTGATCATGTTGATGTATTTCATAGGAATAGTTACAATGGTATTTTAAACTTTTGGAAAACCCAAGGATCTGAATTGACTTTGGATCAAATTACTTCATATAATCCTTATTTGGGTAGAATTTCAGAAGGAGAAAAACCAAAAGAAGAATCTTGACACCCAAGAAACTCCATGCTATTATAAATAAGTGATCACTACTGAATGCCTCAACTACTCGCTGCAAGAACGTGATACAAACGGGACGAGTCGAAGTCCCTGACATCTGTGGGTAACCATTCCACAAGAAAACTACGAGGTAACTAAAATGTTCAACAAA